CCAGTCGGTGCAACAAATTTTAATAATGCACCTTGAGTTACATATTTTGCATTAGTAGTCGTAAAAGTTCCAATTGGTTGTGGCATTTCTATTGTGCCAGACAATGAATAAAAATATCCTGTTTCACTTGATGAGTCTACTGAACTTGTTTTCCAATATAAAGTAGTGCCTCCACCTGTGCCTGGATATGCATAACGAGTATAGTTTTGAATGTAATACTGATTAGCACGATTCAATGCAAGAACTGATGCTAAATCATCTGTAAAGAACTGAATGATATCTGATGTGTTGTTTACTTGTAAAGTTAAAAACCCTTCAGCAGAGTCTTGGTACAATGCACCGTCATCTCCGAATGAGTTTGTACTTGAATACTTGCCAGTTGGGTCAAGTAAGTCTAAGTTTTTAGATACACCGATAGAACTTCTATTGATTGCTTTTGATTTAACAATAGAGTTATATAAAGTATAAGGGAAGTTTGTATAATCTTCTCCGTTCACCATACGATTTTGTGTGTAGTATCTAGTAGGTGCTCTTTGTTTAATTGCCCCTAGTGATTCTCTTGCTTGAGCATTTGTTACTGAAACAGGTAATGCTAAGTTCATTGTTAGAGTTTCATTTCTTCCTGTTCTACCTACGTAGGTAATAGAAACAGATACGCCATTCATTTCTGAAGGGTCAATAGTATATGTTAATGCATTACTTGATCTAACGTATGCCGCAAAGTTGCCTACGGGCATTTCTGAGAACACTCCGTCACCAAATACATATGTTACTTGATCGTTTACACGTGAACCCACAGAGAAGATTTTCTTGTTGCTAGATTCAGTTTGTAAGTATGCATCTGCATAAACATTTTCTACTTGCTTCCATAAACCTAAAGTGTTGTCTGCATTCTTTTGATATAACCATGTGTCAGTTTCATTGACACCAAGGATATCAACATTAATTGTCTGATTAGAAATCTGTTGTTGGAAGTTAAAGTTATAAGTCTCTAGTGATCCTTGCTTAAAGAAGAACATGAATCCTGTATTAGGGCTTCCGAATCCTAACTTGTCATTTCTATATAACATGTTAAGTTGACCTGTTGGTGCAGGTGGAATCTCATATACATACTTTTGATCAAGTGATGTTGCACTTACTAATTCAAAGTTCATTGATGTAGCATCAACTTGAGTAGTAAAGGGTACGATCGGTAATGTATTAGGTGGAATTTGTATTCCATACTCACTTGTTGTTACCCCTAAGATTTCAGCAGAGTTTCCTGGTCTACCTATTCTTTGTGAATCAACCATAGTCGCATTGAATACTGTGTTCATTTGATCTAACCAATTCGCATTAGAAGGATCGTTCCAACTTATTGGAACATTGCTTAAGTTAACACCGTTTGCATCTGTAATGTTTTCACTTGTTCTTATCGTAGACACTTTTAAGAAGCCTGATGAACATGTATTTCTTTTAGGGGTATAACTAACTAAGTCTGCAAGTTTAACTACTGAGTCTCTACGTTCGGCTGTGTCAATGAAATTTTCACGTGCGTTTAGATCATTTCTAAAAGCAAGACCTTGACCCATAAACGCCATGACATCAAGTAGAGCAACAAACTCTGAACTTTCAATGTAGTCATTAAAAGTCTCAGGATAATAAAGACGAATGTAATCTATGAAACTCTTTCTTAGTGTCTCATAATCATACGATCGGAAGTCTGCCTCACGAAAGGTTTCGTAGATTGCTTTCCAATCATTTACTCCGAAGAGTCCTGATTGCCTTGAACTTGTAGCCATAGTTTATTCCTGTTTCAAGTATTTATCTTTATGGAAAAACCGACTTTTTTTATGCTAGAGCGGCAGTATTAGTCTGTGGATTGAAGAATAATGCTAAGTCTCCAGCATTATTGTATGGATTTATAGAGAGTTGTACTTCTACTAGTATGCCATTTTCACTAGGAACAACTGATATAGTGTTAACATTTAGTCTAGGATCTTTCGCACATACTTTTCTTACTTCATTTTCTAGTTCTTGTTGCACATCTGGTGTATTAGGTTCAAAAATAAAGTCCCAAAGTCTTGTACCATAGCTAGGATTACCGACTTTTTCTCCTCGTCTTATATTAAGTGCATTGACTAAATCTTGTATAACAAGTTGTTCATCAACTAATCTGAACTTCTTACCGAAGATAATAGGTTGAGTGATACCGTTTGCTTGTCCGTCTATTCCAGGTAGAGGGTTAACAGTTCTTGCTTTGTTAGCATTGATTGTTGAAAATCCTACGTATGATGGCATAATACTATTTATATCCTATTTTAATTTCCAAGTTACATCACTTTGATCCCAAAACCAAGTACCACCACCATAGCTGGCAGAAATTTGCGACTGTTGAGCAGAGAAGGGATTTATACCATATATTTGAAAGTCATTGCCGATTGCAACATCTTGGCCGTCACCGCCTGCTCCATCAGTTGGTTCGCCTATGATTCCTTCAATAGTATTTTCTATTACTGGTTCTCCTTCGTCTACAATTATTGGTATTATTTCTTCTACAACTGTCGAATTGATATTAGAGAATGTGTTTTCATTAAAGTCTGCTCGATTGATGCCATTTTCGTTTAAGCCATCAATGCCATATTGATTAGTCTGAGCAGGATCTTGTGCAGGATTTGAATTGTCTGCTTCAGTATTAATAGATTGATTAGATGTATTAGTTGATGCAACTTGAATTGCTTGTTCAATATCACTGAATGGATTAGTTTGAGTAACTGTTTCACCAGGGAGTTCTTCAAACGGTGCTATTTTTGAACCGAATGTTTCTTTTGCACTTTTAACTTTTGCAACTAGATTTAGATACTGTGGTGAAGTTGCGGCTTGTTGATATTCTCGTTCTAGTCGAGCAATTTCAGGTGAACCAGCTGGTAAAGTTGCTTTTGCTTCTGCTACTGCTTTTTGTTGTTTTGCAAGTGATTTCGACAATGAAGATACTGTTTTAATATCCGAAGTTAGTTCTTTTCTTAATGCAGTTAGTGCAGAGAACGCACTAAGTGCTTTCGGTGATATCTTTCCGAGCAAGTTCGGTCTAGGTATAATAGAAGGTCCTATTGTGCTATCGATTAAACTGGTGAGTGATTCTCTATTATATGTGTTAAGTGCTACAACTGGTAATTTAATTGTTGAGCCTCCACCTGCTGTCAATGCAGACAGTGCAGATTTTAGTGCGGCCGACGCACCTGGACTTAATGCACCTGACAACGCTCCGGCTGCCGCTCCTGTTAGTGCGCCAGTGATTGCTCCTGCGGCTCCACTAATATCTCCTAATGCTGATGCACCTGCTTTGATTGATGCTCCGATGTCTGCTCCTGAGAATGCTTTAGCACCTACATCTGACAATGCATTAGTTACAGGTCCTAGCCCATCTGCAATTGCATTGACTGCTCCTTTAGCATTATCAACGACACTTTCACCTAATTTCTGTCCACCTGGCAAGTTACTTACACCCGATGCAATAGTACTTGATATTGTTGCAGTTGCACCTCGTTGAACTTTATTAGCGGCATCTTGTAATGAACCTGTCTGCGTTAATTTTGTAGCACTAGATGCAACAGATGATACGTCATTGACTGCTGATCCTATTGCGGCAGTTGCTAAGCCTTTTGCAGAATCTTTAAGAGTTGCTACTGCTCCAGTTCCTGATGTTATTGCTCCGACTGCTCCTGTTGCTGAACTTGTTAAGTCCCCTATTGCTCCTGTTGCGCCGGCGCCTACTGTGGCTGCCAAATCAGTTGCAATTGAACTTGGGATTGCTAAGTCTGCTGAACTCATACCTGCACTTGCTCCAGCAACTTTGGCTGCGGCTTCTCCTGCAATTGCATTTAAGTCTTGAGGTACTCCAGATTTCATCTCTGGGAATGAATTTACAATAGACTTAAATGATGATGCCGCGGCTCCTATATTTAAATCTATGCCTATACCCGGTAGTTCTAATTTACTACCAAGTGTATCTAGTGCTGATGTTATACCACCGACACCACCTGACAACTCTGATGAGACTATAGAGGCTGCTCCGCCCTTCATTGAATTTAATACGTCACCTGAGACACCGTCTGTTAGACCACCGATATCAGTTGCTTTACCAATGATACCTGATACTTTACTAACGTTATCTCCTATTTTTCCACCAGCAGATGAGGCTGTCATTGTTCCTGACACAACAGCTCCTATTCCACCTGGTGCTTCTTTACCTGTTATCGCACCAACTGTCTGTAATGCTTTTTGTCCTTTCTGTAATCCAGAGACTACACCTTTTGCTTGTGCTGTTGTTGAATCTATATATTGTGTTGCTGAGTTTACTCCATCTGAACCTGAGAAGGCTGATGTTGGAATAACAGAATTCAGTGCTGATTTAGCCTTTGAGCCAGATGCTCCGCTTATAGCTTTAACTGCCGCTGATGCTCCAGATGCTACTAACGTGTTAACCATTGTGTCTGCACCTGGCTTAAGAATTCCACCAGTTGCTAATTGTGATGGTGTCTGACCGAATTTACCTGCAACAAGTGTTGCTCCTGCATC